GAAGTGCTCGACCATTTTTGAATCTCTGGCAAGCTCGGCGGGGTTACCAGTCAAAAACTGCTGCCAACGAGCCGCATTTAGTCCAAGCGAGTTAAAGTAAGTTTTCTCTCGTTCCTCAACTCCACCCGTCCCCTTGATTCCAAGATTAGCTCGCACGGCTTGCTGGAATTCGTCGATCTGCTGAGGGGTCAGTCTATCAGCCTGTTCAATTGTCACCAGGGCGTTCCCTAGATTCTGATATTGGTTGAGGTTCTGACCTAACGTTTTGTCTTGCTTCAAACGACTCAGGTTCAATTGATGCGCTCGCTCGTCCCTGGCGTCTTGTCGAAAGCCCCCAATGGTCGCATTTTTTTGCGCGCCCATCTCCATCTGGAGCATGTCTTTTAGGGCAGCTAAATCCAATTTCCCTGCGTTCAGGGAGTTGTCAGCTAACTTCTCTCGTTGACTCTGAAGCTTGTCTTGAAGGCCTGCGACTTTGAGTTGCATGTCCTCAGCTCCGGATGGAGCCTTATAGCCCTGAGAGAATTTAGATCCAGTCCAGGAGTCAACTAGCTTTGCCAGGGGGGAGAAATCTGTTTGGTTTCCTGTTTTTTGAGCCAGCATCGCCCTAAGTGCCGCCTCACCCTGACCGATGCTCCCTCGAAGTTCTTTATCGTAGTTTGCTGAGCGTTCTGCCGATGTTTTTTGCGACTCCAGAATTCTTTTCTGAATGTCTTTGAACACTGGACTAGAACTGGAAACCCCCACGTCTCCACCAGCAAGCATGGCCATCTCAGCAGGACTAGGTCCCTGGGGTGCCTGGCCCTGCGCCGTCATGAACGCTTGATTTTGCTCAGGCGTCGGGGCTCCAGGTTGTGGATTTTGGCTACTCAGCCGGGCTAGCTCAATCATGAGCTGCTCGTCATTACCGCCTCTTGAGGCAAGGCTTGAATAGGGACCAGGCATAATGGAGGGCTCCTTTTTTCTTAACCTTCACCGTAATTGCGGCTCAACCCACTCCAGCGCGAAGCCATCGGGGCCTGTGTCGCAGAATCACCATAGAGGGTCGGTCTCACTTCTTCCCAGGAGGCAGGTTCACCGGGGCGGCGATATGCAGATGCAATAGACTTCTGCATCTCGGCTTGAGATTTCGCCTTCTCCATATTTTGCTGCATCTCAAGACCTGCCATCCCCCCCTGGAGGGCGGACCCAAAGGTGCTTCCTTCCTGGATGGGCTGCGCCTGCAGTCCCGTCCAAGGCGCATATCGCTGCGTCTGAGCTGCAAGCATTCTGTCCCGCTGCTCTTTGGGTTTGTCGACTAATTGATCTTTCGCAGCGCCCGCAGCCGCCATGATGGCCCAAACTGGAATCATACCTGTTTTTCTCCCCCAAGTTTTAGTTCTAGGTGACAAAGCACCTGACCTTTATACATCTTAACACCACTGACCCTAAACCCGAGCTTCATCGCCATTTTAAGCATCTTGATGTTGTCGTTTAGAATGAACGTCGTGGCTTGCTTATAACCTTGTGTGTCACACCATTTTCGCACGGCTTCATAGGCGCGGAAAGTATGAATTGAGCCACGGTAACCAGGGAAGGAGCCCCCGTGTTGCCAGTAAACCGTTTCTTGATCAAGCTCAAGCATAGTCACGTAGCCCACCAAGTTTTTGTCATCGCCCAGATGGGCAACGAGCACAAAATTGGCGCGAGAAAACCCATGGGGCCTTGCTTCCCCAAAGACTAGGTTCTCAGCTATCGGCTCCATGTCCTTCCACCAGGACATGTCGTGCCGGGTGAGGAAAATCTTATTTTCCACCAAACATCCCGGCTAGGCCTTCTTTCGGACGACCTGCGTTGAGAGTCGCTTCAGCCTGCTTGCCAGCTCCCCAGGCGGACATATCCGCGTTGTAGGAATTAGCGTTGTAAGCGTTTTGCCCCTGCATGTCTCTGAGAGCGTTTCCAATATTGAACTGCTGCTGCGCCTGCGAAAGCTGGTTGTTCTGGAGAGCGGTAGTTGTCGCCCCCTGTTTATTGGCCAAATCAAAATTGCCAAAACCCAAGTCCATGCCGGGGAGCTGAGAAAGAAGGCCGGTTTTCTGGCGCTCATCCTCCATCCCGATCCCCAAGCGATTGTTGATTGCCTGGCGATTCACTTCATGCCTGCGCATGGCGATGTCCCTGGCCGATTGTCCGGCTAGTCTTTCTGCTGCTCCACCAGAGAGGCCGCCCCGCATGGCAAGCTGCGACTGCGCTTGCGCTGCCTGGGATGCCCCCTCTTGCTCAGCCCTCTGCCTGCCTTCTCGAGCCTGTACGTCCTGCTGCTGCTGGGCAAGTGCTGCCCAATTGGATGGCCCCTGGGAAAGAGCCCGCTGGCGGAGAGCATCTAGGCCCCGTTGGTCGACCTGAGCATTTTGCCACTCCACAGCCTTCTGTGGTTGTAGTTCATACTGAGCCTGAAGCTGCCCGTTCTGCCCTAGCGCCGTGACATAGCCAGGGCGAGTAGGAGCGCCGTCACGGCTCTGAAGATTCCTTAGAGCCGAATCAATCTGGGCATTCTTGTCCTTGGTCCCCATGATTTGTTGGGTGATGGGATCTTTGCCAAATTGCCCGGGAGACATTGCAGCAAGCCAGCCCTTGGGGTCAAACAGCGGATCTTGTGCTTGCTGCGGGTTTTGCGCCGACATAGCCGCTTCCTGCGATAGAGTAAAAGGATTGTTAAAGAACCCAGCCATTAGATCACCCCCGCGTCATCGAAATCATCGTAAAATTCTGTATCCATCTCTACATGGTCCTGCTCGTCATCGACCATGTTGGTGAGCGTCTCCACCATCAACTTTTTCATCGCTTCCAGATCCGCCATGGCTTTCATCACGTTCGGATTGCCTTCCTTCTCATAGCAGCGGACTTTCACCTGCTGCATGATCACGTTTGCGAATTCTGGGATGTCGCACACGTCAGCATCCAGAGTCAGCACCTTGGCGTTCCGAATATACCAGAGCTTGCCGTAGGCGCCAGTTTCAGCGGGTGTTGGATAAAACCGAATCTTATAGCCCGTAGCAGTCGTATTCATCGGGATATAACGCAGGTCATCGTCCGATTGAATATCTGGGATATCGTGAATGCGCTTTATCTTCCTGATCATGTATTTGCGGGTACCGTTCTCATAAAAGAACCCACGCACCTTTTGTGCATAGATATCGCTCGGCCAGGCGTAGTCCTGCGTGCCATTCACAAGCGAGATCGTCGCCGTGGTCAGGAAGTAGTCCTCGTAAAGGGTGTGGATCACGGCCTCAACATCGTCGATGGCTTCGTTAAAATAACCGAGCAGCTCATCGTCCGTTACAAAATCTTCGTCCTGAAGATCCAGGTCCGTTTGAACCTTTTCCTTCATTTCTGCGTACGTCCAGCTCCTCATTAGAGATTCCCCTCCCGGTAACTCCCAATAAAAGCCCTGACCGTACAAGCCCCCGTGACGGTCACGTCTAGGAATTCATCATCAAACTCTGTGTAGTTCCAACTCAGTGTACCATCACCTATGAGTGAGGTTTGAATGATATCTTTGGGCGTAAACCCTAGATGATGCTTAAATCTTAGATTCGTTGCGGCCTTCGTAAACTCACGTTCCAGGTGCTTAAATTCACCTTTGAGGATAGCGAATTTCTGAAGTTCATCACGGATCAGCTGAAACGCCTCACGCACGGCTGCGTCACTGATGGCGTCGACTTTCAAGCTCTGGAGGCTCACGCGTTACCCCCATCCTGAGTGGGCTGGTACCGACTCTGCGTGTCGGACATATAGGCGTACATGATCGAATAATCGAGCGGGTTTAAGATATCGCCCTTCCTATATCCACGCATAATCCACTTCACGGTTGCGCCAGAGGCTGAGTCGTTGAGCGCGTCGCTGAATTTAATCACGGAATCGGACGTGCGTTCGGTGATCTCAAAATCCTGGGTGTAGTCATCTGTTTCAAAACTGATGTAATACCCCACGAGATTCGACGGCCACTCCTTGGTTGGAGCTGATTCAAGCGTCACGGTCTTTCCAACCGCATCCACCGTGCCCGTGCCAAAAGTGTCTGAGTTCGTGATGATTGTGAATGCGTTTGTGATCTGGATCTGTTTATACGAGCAACGGAGACCACCCGCAGGGAATCTCCGCATAATTGAAATCGTCTCGTCCTCGTTCCAAACCAGAGTGGGGTCTCCCCAGACGAGCGTCTCGTCTCCCCACACGATGTTTGAGAGGACGCGCGCCTCTTTTAGCTCGGCTGGATTTTCTGAGTCATCGTTATAGGAGTTGATCGCAAACGAAACGTTCGACACGTTCCGGGCGTTGAGCGTCATCTTAGGCACCCATTTGCGGACATCCCCACGGCCAAAATCAAATCCCGCAGAAAAGTAGTCGTAAATGATGGCTTGTGTGACCCAGCTCGATGGCACTGAAGAGGTGCTCACCACGGGGTCGGTTAGGAACTCATTAGAATGAGTAAAAAGGTAACCTCTGCGGTCACTACGATAGACAGTATTGCTATAATAAAGGAGAGCTGTTGGCGCAAAACTCAGTCCCCCAGAAAGTGTGGTGAACGGAGTGTCTGGTTTAATGCCGTAATTAAGATCAGCCACATAACAAGCATCATTATCGGCAGAACCACTATCAACCTGAACAGCCCACCACACACGGTTAAGAAGAGCTTCATACATGCCATAGATGTTTCCCCGCTGCGTTGCTGTGGAGACGAGAGTTTTATAAGTGTTGTTGAATTCTCTTGAGATCTTTATGACCTGATAACCATCGGTGTAATAGAAACCATCCTGTCCAGCAAAGAAAATACCGTCTCTTGTCTGTACGATGGAGAGATGATTGACGGCTCCCACGGTTCTGGAGATCTCGCGAGCATCGATTCCTCCTCGACCAGTGAGATCATACACGCCTTCAAGTCGGTAAATTCGGTTAGCGCAGAAGATGATGGGATAGATTCCAATTGAGCCTCCCCCAGTGATGGTATCTTCCAGATCCACGTAAAAAGAGGCCGGACAGGCGTCAATATCATACTGCACGCTCTGTCTGACGCGGTTGGGGTAAACAACCGAGCTTTCCTCAATATGCAGGTACCAGGCGCAGTTGTTGGCCACTGTGATGTGTTTGGCCTTAGGCGGCGGATCGTTGTCGAGCACTCCACCGTCCGTATAGAGTAGTGTCGATACCTCAAGCGTTGCGTCTGACATCGTGTCACTATAAGTTGTCGTCCCCAGGCTCACTTGACCCACGTAATAGAAGGTTTGACCATTGTCAGTCGTGCGATAGATCTTGACCTTGATATTGGCAGTGTCGTAATTCCCGG